AATGTGCCTGCCACTTTTCCACGCACTCTTTTGTAAACCTTCTCATTTGTTCTCCAAGTGAATATTCCCGTATCGGGATCGTATTTTAAAACTTCAAGAACGCTGTCTATCGGAGGCAGTGGGTTTACTTTCATAATTAAAGCCAAGCCGGAAGTGTTGCTTGCATTTGAGGGTTATAGTCGAGTTTCACTTCGTGGGACTGAGTTTTACCGACGGCAAATCGCATCTCTTTCTTCATTGTGTCGTGATCCGTAGACTTTCTTTCCACTCTTCGCCACACCGGAACTTCTGCGTCAGAAATGCAGACGTGGACATTGACCTCCTGCGTCTGGCCGAATCTCCATGATCTCCGAATAGCCTGATAGAATGACTCGTAGCTGTATGAGATCGAAGCAAAAGCCATGTTTCTGCAATGCTGCCAGTTCATTCCGAATCCGCAGATTTTAGGCTTCGAAATTAAAACCCTAGATTGACCTTGCGAAAACGACTCCAGCCTAGACTCCTTTTGCTCTATTGTCATTGAGCCTTTGACCTCAACGGCGTCAGGTATCAGCTTAGATAGCATTGCACTCTCGTCGTTTGACTCACACCACACTATCCACGGCTCAGATGAGTTGTTTGCCATTTCTGCGACGCTCTTGCATCTTTCGTTTATTGTCGCTCGCCTTGTTGAATGCAAATCCGTTGCTGCCACGCTAGGCATGTCGAATAACATATCTGGCGAATCCGTGACAAGCGGCGAGTCATGTATGTGCGTTTCAATGTTGAGATTCGGCAAATCATAGCCATCGTCACTATGGCCTAAATCGGACGGCTTGAAAACGCAACACGACCAAGACCCTACCCACTGCCAAAAGTCCTTTACAGCATGCCCTTTTAGTCGCCAGTCTGACGTATTTGCAGAATCGTGTATAAACCATCTAGTTAGCATCTCCTGTGCGCTCATAACTCCCAGAAATCGCGAGTGATTCCCCAGCTCTGTATAGTCATTTGGTGCAGGAGTCGCTGTGCATGCCAGTTTCCACGGCGTATAATCAAACGCCTCAGTCATCCACTTCCTCATCTTAGACGTTTGCCCTTTAAGAATAGAGCTTTCGTCAAGAACTACTGCATTGAATCGGGCAACGTCAAAAAGATGCGCTCGCTCGTAATTAGTGATAGTAATCCGCTCTTTAACATCACCATTGCGAGAGTGATGGATGTTCATGTCGAGTAAGTTTCCAGCTTCCTCAACCGTCTGCTGCGCTACTGCGAGCGGGGCTAGAATCAATACGTCGCCTGGAACATGTCGCGCCCAGTCGAGCTGCAAAAACGTCTTGCCAAGTCCGGTATCCAAAAATGCCGCGCCTGTTCCTATATTAAGTAGCTTTCGCAGGCAATCGGCCTGATGGGGCTTTGCGTTTGGATGCGGATTGCATTCCACTTTGTCACGACTCGTAATTCCAGCTTCTTTCTTGTGGATAAGCAAATCTTTATATGACGATTTCAAAACAACCCCTTTCCTTCTGATTCTGCAGCCTTGAGGTTTTGTGATGCCTGATGGAAATACGACGGTTTTAGCTCTGTTCCTATAAACCTTCTTCCATGTTTCAATGCCATATACCCTTCTGATCCGATTCCCGTAAACGGCGAAAATACAGTATCACCCTCATTTGACCACATCACTAAACACCTCTGAATAAAGTCCAGTTGCAGAGGGCATATGTGTTTCTCGTCCTTCTCATCTCTCGCGCCTTTCTTGCTCAGCACATTAGTTTGATTGATGTCCATCCATACAGGGCTTGCCCATTGCTGCCACTGGTCTACCGGGAAGTCTTCGGCTGTATGCGTTACTGGATCGCCGTTATCTCCCGGCTTGTAAAAGACAAGCAGATAATCTGGATTGCCCATGCGGCTGCGGCATGAGTCCTTTTTTATTTGCTTATGCAAAAGCCCTAGTGCTTTTGTTCGCTGCATTTCAACGACAGGATCCTTCCATACAGTGACTCTGCAATGGTAAATCCATCCTTCTTCAATATGCGCTCGGATGATTTCCCCAGAAAAGTCGCGTCGGCCTATGTATCCGTGCATGGTTTTGCTCGACGGCAAGTCCATGCAATGAACACACGATAATCTGCCAGGTTTAGTAATTCGCAGCTTTTCGGCAATCATAAACCTGTATTGGTCAAAGAATTGCGCGTCATCGGCGCAGTTTCCCATGTCAGCGACGGAATCCCCGTAAACGTAAAGATTCGCGAACGGCGGCGAGTAAATCGAAAGGTCCACACTGTCGTCTGGCAATCCTTCCGCGAAGGATACGCAATCCGCATTGTAAAGACTCCAATTATCCCCGTGCGATTCATCTAGCACTTTTGTTTTTATTTTGGTTTTGTTTTCTGTTTTCATATCTGATTTTTATTTTCACGAATTGTTTTTTCACTAGCGGCTCGCAAGCAAACCGCTGCAATGTCGATCAGCTCACATCTCAATTCAGCCCAATCGCTCTTGTGAAGCGACTGCTTCGCCTCGAGAAATTCCTCCTCCAGAATACCCATGACTTCGTGAAGTGATGCGTATTGGCCGTATCGACGCTCTGCATTGTCAGCGACATCATGCGCTTTGTAAATGATTTCTTTAAGAATCGCCATCTTTATTTACGCATCGGCATAATAATGTATTTGAGGCCATCTGATTCGATCAAAACTGGCGATTCGTTTTCGCCCACTTTAATATCGACCGATTCGCCGTCGATGGTCGCAAGCATCTTGGCTAGGAAATCGTGATTTACTGAAACGCCAAACTCGGGCGACTCGCAATCGAGTTTTTCTAACGCTGACTCTCCCGAATTCGAAGCAGATACCGTAATTCCATCGGCATCGCCATCCAGCCGAACGCATCCGATCCGGGGATCGGCAATCAGTCCGACTCGACGAAGAATACCGAGGAGTTTTTTGTGCGGAGCGGGAAAAGTTCTCATCGCAGATTCATCCGGCATGACCTGTCGCCAATTTGGAAATTTGCCTGCGATTGTTTTTGACCAGGTTTTTGTGCAATTCGTCGCTACTCCGACAGAATCATCTCCAAAGCAAATTTCCACAATATCCGCGCCTTTACACGAATCAATGATGGCGTCAGCAGCTAGTGTTGGAATTACCACATTGAAATCGCGCCAATCAGAATCAAACGAATGCACGGCGAGCTGTCGCCCATCTGTGGCGACGACGCTAACGATGGAGTCAATGCACTGGACAAATACACCATTCAAAATATAGCGAGATTCATCGGCAGAAACGCAGCCAATCACGCTCTGTATCGCGTTCGATAGCTGATTGGCTTCGATGTCATAGCATTGATTAACCTCCGCCTTGCTCTGCGGCCAATCTGCAACATCGACGCCTTCAACAGACGCTTTAAATCTCCCAGCCCGAATTTGTGTTTTTGATCCATCAGATTCAAGTTCTACAGTCTCGCCTTCCAAGTTTGCGATAATCGAATTGAATCTGCGAAACGGAACTAAAACTTCGCCATCCTCGCCGACATCAGCATCCACCTCGATAGACGTGTATTGATCCAGATTGGTGGACTCAATAAACAGGCTTTCGCCTGCGTCTCCGGCGGAGATTCTGACGTTCGACAAAACCGGGATGTTGCCGTGAGAGCTGCAAGTTTTACCCGCTGCTTTCAACGCAGCAGAAAGCTCTGATTTGTTTACCGTTATTTTCATAGTGTTTTTCCTGTTACTCGGATACAAGGCACGTTTTTCTTGCCGAACGCATCGCATGTCGAGCGGAATAGCATGATTTTCTTTCCTGCCCAATCGTCCATCTCGTTGCCGTGATGTCTGCGAATGGTTCTTGCGTTGGTTTTATTCAAGACCATTTCCTTTTTTACCCCTTTGATTCGCATCAGCGGGTTTTCAATCGGGCGACCGTCCCGGCCTAAGTCCTTGCGACCTCCCATGCGGACGCCCTCGATCTCGACCTCGATTTCCTTGCCGTCTGGAATGTCCTCCGCTTCCAGAAACCCGGAAAAAGCATCAGAGACTCTCATTCAACGCCTCCAGCAAATCTTCCAGGTTAATGCGTGAGCATTTGTGGCTCTTTGCCTCCAGCGATTCCATGCAATCATCACAATGCGATTGCGTAAAAACAAAATCAGTTCCGGCAACTTCAAAAATCAGAGACGAAGCCTCGAATGGTCCGTCGCATGTTTTACAGCGTTTTTGATTCTCCATGGTCGGAGACTAGAATCGAAATTGGTCCTTGTCTACCATTTTTTTCAACAGAAAAAAGTTGGACGTTTTCAAAAAAGGGGTTTAGTCTCCGGCGGCTACAAAGCCATTGAAATCTAAAAAACTGAAACTATGAAAAGAATTATTGCATTAAGTTTGCTTGTTTTTGCGACAGGCAACTCTCAAGAAAAACGGGCATTTCGTCCAATTCTGCAATCTGGCGTATTACCTGCCAGGATCGTAAAAACCGCGAAACTTTGGCAGGGGAAGCATTTCCGAAAAGGTCAATCCTGCCAATGCGCGAATTGGATCAGCGAAGTTGTTCACTCTGCCGGTGGAGGAAGGCCGCTATATTTCTCGATGGCGCGAAATTGGCTGAAATGGGGCAGGCCAGTCAGCAAAAACAGTATGAAACCGGGAGATGTCATTGTGACCTGGCGAGGAAGCAAAAGTGGAAAAAGCGGTCACGTTTTAATCTACCTCGGAGATGGAAAGTGTATCCACCGGCCCACGAGATCGAAGACGGTGCAGATCACCGAGCTATCGTTTTACAAGTCCAAGATTCTTGGAGTTAGGAGGGCAATATGACCGAGGCGCAGAGAAACGGGATTCACGATATTCAAGAGGAGGGACTTCGACTAGTTCGAATACTGCTTTATCGTGAGATTTCGCGAAACAAAATTCCTAATAAATACATCGGCGGACTCGAGGAATTGATGGAAGACGTTTACAGAGTAGGAATTGAGACAGAGGCAGATGCGATGCTTTTCCTTTTTGACGAGGAAGAAAAACAACAATTAGAAAAAAACAAAAATGATGAAATTGGGATATAAATTGGCACATGCCGCAATCGGAAGGAATGTCTGCTTGGAAATTGCAGAGATTGACGCGGTTCGAATCGCTGCATTTTTGCAGAATACAGAAATCTATAACGAATCTGAGCTTTTCCGCGATTTAACAGATAACATTCGGCTCGGCGATTTGGCATCGCTTGAACGAGCCGGGAAGCTGTGGGATTCATGGAGAAAAATGGAGGGCGCAGAATGAAACCGGAAAAACTAGCATCAGAGATGTTACAGCAGGTTCTTGAAATTGGAGCGACAGACGCTGACTCCGCCGTTGCTTTTGCAATAGCTCGCCGGGAAAAAAGTAATGCAAGAATACAGGTGGGCCATCTCTCTCGGTGGGGATCAGATATTGAGTGGTCGAAGATGCCACCCGTCCCGCTGTTTCACATACGCACTCGCTACAAACTCGAAAGATAAACAAAAAGATTCCCCATAGCGGCAAGTGTTTTGCTATGGGGAATTTTTATGCACAAAAATAGAATGATTACATTTAGCCAATTCAGAACAGTATTTTCTACCGATAATTTACCTGACCAGACGACACTTTGCCAAGTCTGGGAGGATGTCACAAAAGGAAAGCATTACAAGCTGATAGAGGAGATCCGGCGCGAGCAGGACAAGAGCAAGCGCGGAGACTTAAAAAAGAGACTTCCGGCAATCACTCCGCAATCGCTTTTTTCGACGCCGCATCGGACAAAGACGGCTCCGCATACTCCAAGGCCGCTTATCTGCGTAGATGTCGATGGACTGAGCATCGAACGAGCGGAGACGCTACGGACTGAAATGGGAAATGACGAGCATTGCCACTTGTCGTTTCTGTCGCCATCTGGCGAAGGCGTGAAGGCCATTTTCGCGATTTCGGACGCTAACGCTGATGCCGCTGATATATTTTACACAGCGCAGAAGCATGTAGACGAGACATTCGGAATCGAAATCGACGTAAAATGCAAGGGCGCAGACCGAGCTTGCTTTTTATCGTGGGATCCAGGCGCGATTTACAAGGAAACAGCCACGCCATTGGCGGTGCAGTCTAAGCCTGAGCCGAAAATCAATCGGATTATAGACCTTGCGCCACCATCCGATCAGCCTGCAATTGGAGAAACACCGCTGGACGATTACAGCAATCAAGCGACGCAGGAGACTTTTGAAAGCCTTCTCTTGTCGAGCGGGTGGACGCCTTGCAGTCACGACAGGCTGAAATGGACTCGACCCGGGAAGGATAGCGGCACTTCGGGCGTTATCAATCCGCCAGATTCCAAAATGGATGTTTGGAGCTTTTACAGTCACAGCTCGACTGTGGATTTTGATCCGGAAAAGGCATACACGGCAGGCGCACTTTACGCGGTTTTGAATCACGGCGGAGATTTTAGCGCGGCGGCGAAGGAACTGTCTGCCACCGGGTATGGATCGAGGCGTGAAGCTCATACCGCATCAGTTGAGATGGTGGATGAGTCAGAATTGGCATCTCAAGAGGCAAAGGCGGTGATGGAATTGGAACAGGAGCTTATTCCCTTTCCAACAATTTTTCTGCCTTCAAACATGCAGGGATTTGTCAAAAATGTAGCTCAATTGAATGGCGTTCCAGAGTCAATGGTCGCGGCTTGTTGTTTTTCTGCTATCTCCACCGCCATCGGTAACTCCGTTGTTGTCGATTCACTTCCGGGCATGGTTTCGCATTGCAATCTGTATATCCTTACACTTGCCAAGTCTGGGACCGGCAAGGGCCGGACGCAGCGAACTGTGATGAAACCGCTTATTGAGGCAGCGGCAGAGGCAGAGGAAAAGCGCAAGAATGTCCACGCGCCAGTCGCACAAAAACGGCTAGATGAGCTTGAGAATGAGATTAAAGACATGCTCGACGAAGGCGGCAATCCAGAGTCGCTTTACGAGGAAAAGTCGAAACTTGAGAAACTACTCACGCCAGAAAAGGTGGTTGTAAGCGATACGACGACCGAAACCATGCTTGGTTATTTGGGGCGAAATTCACACCCTACTGTCTTGTCAATGAGCGCAGAGGCTTCACAGCAATTTCAGAATATGTCTGGGCGGTATTCTAGTAACAAGGGGACGAATGACGATGGAACCTGGTGTGATCTGTATTCAGGCGATGCGGTCAGCTACGACCGAAAGAGCGAGTCTCATAGCCTCATTGGGGCAACGCTGGGAATATCCTGGATGACTCAGCCTCACGCTTTCCTTTCGATTCTGGAGGACTCAAACAAGATCGAGGGCGGATTTCTGGCACGATTCCTTATGCACGATTCAGAGGCGGAGGTGCAGGACTGGCCGGAGGACATTGATTTTGATGCGAAGGCTCATAATCTTTGGGCCGAAATTATTGAACATCTTTTTTCCGCTTACAGGGCGAAGCCTGTGCCTGACCAACTCGGCAAGATTCCGCAAACGTCAAGCTTCACAGATGCGATGAAAAGTTACTACAATCTTTGTGCGAAGGCGAGCCGCGAGGAGCCGATTGAGTCGCTGGCGTCTTTCCATAACCGATACGCCGAAAACGCCTACCGGCTCGCAATAGTGCTGCACATGGCAGAGAATTACGACAATCCGTTTGGGAACCCCTTGCTTGAAGAGCATGCCGTTCGAGCCTGTGGATTCGTCAAGTGGTTCGCGGATAGGCAGCGAGAATTACTTTTTCCGCTATTGCTAGAGAAAACAAAAGAGCAGATGACCAAAGAAGAGAAATGGGTCGAGATGGTGAAAGAAGCAGGCGAAAAGGGATTGCTTTTGCGTAGCGCGTTAAGATCCGCGCACATTTCGAGGGGGGCATTTGACCTAAAACTTGCAAATATGCCACAGATCGAAATGCGAAAGGTGAAGGATGAGGACGCAATTCGGGCATCAGAAAGGCTGTTTTGGATTGGCTCAAATGATGCGAAATCGACTGCTTAATGTCCCATTTGAACGCGTGACAGAATCCTTATTGTCACATTGTCACATTTGTCACGTGCTTATAGTCACAAAGTCCCAGACATAGTACTATATCATTATTATTATATTATTATTATAATAAAGATTATTTACCATAATGCAG